AAGGAACTCTGATCCTGAAACTGATGTGGAAACAGTGACAACCACGACAAAGTATATCCTCGAAGGTCGCTTCACAATGTGGGTGAGTCAGGCGCTACGTGTGGGTGGTTCTGGAGACATTGGGGGTATCCAGGTCGAAGTTGAATCTGAAACACCCCCAACTGTGAACATCTATGAACTCCTTTACAAAAAACTCAAAACCATGAAGAGCTGCACCGATGCGATCTAAGTCACTCGTCCCAATCGACATTGTCCCTTTCCCCACCCTTCTTACAAATTGTAGCCCAGTTTGTAAGTCGCCATCCCGAGTGGCGAAGCCACTCGTATCTAAACGGGAAAGTCTTTCAGACTTTCGCCCCGAGCTTAAAAATAAAGTCTCACTATATTATAAAATGTCTGGTGGTATTGCCCAACTCGTCGCCGTCGGAGCCCAGGATGTGCACCTTGTCGGTCAGCCCGAAGTAAGCTTTTTCAGGTCTACCTACAAGCGTCACACAAACTTTTCCCAAACTGTCGAACGTCAGGTCATCCAGGGCAACGTCGCCAATGGTGGTATGTCCACCGTCCGCTTCGAGCGCAAGGGTGATATGCTCGGCTATGTGTACCTCGTTCCCAATGATGGTACCAAAACCGTCCCTTACACCCAAGCCCAGTGGTTATCAAAGATTGCCAAGGTTGAACTCCTTATCGGTGGTCAGGTGATTGATGAACAGGATTCCACCTACTCTACCCTGGTTGCTCCCCGTCTTTCTGCGACCACCGCTTCCAAATCACCTTCGGCTGATCTGGTCAACGGTGCTACAGCCTACAGGTTCTACCCCCTCAGGTTTGCTTTCTGTGAGAACTGGCAGACCGCCATCCCTCTCATCTCCCTCCAGTACCATGATGTGGAACTCCGGATCACTTGGGGCTCCACGGCGGCTACTGACAAGTGGGATGTTTTCACCAACTATGCGTACCTTGACACCGAGGAGCGTGAGGTGTTCGCTGGTCAGCCCCAGAACATGCTCATCACCCAGGTGCAGAAGGCGGTTGCCTCCACCAGTAAGATCCAGGAGCTGAACTTCAACCACCCTGTGAAGTACATCGCCGCCGGTAAGGCGTCTGCTTTGGAGATTCTCCATGATAACAACAAGCTCAAGCTTCAAATCAATGGTACCGATGTTGCTGATTACAAATTTGCTGATCCCAACTTCTCCACCGTAACTTCGTATTACCATACCACTAACGCATCCCTTGGAACAGCCAAGACTCTGTTCTTCTACCCATTCTGCCTTGATGCCGGTAAACTCCAGCCCACTGGTTCTCTGAACTTCTCCCGTCTTGATTCTGCCCGTATCATCAACGACACCAAAGACTCAGACGACAACCTCTATGCCGTAAACTACAATGTGCTTCGCATTGAAAACGGTATGGGTGGTCTCCTCTACTCGAACTAAATCTTCTCCGCATTTATTAAAAGATGTTTTGGACAGTAGTATTTCTCCTTGCCATCGTTTTTGTATTGACGTACGATCCTAACTCCAGGACACTCGAAAAGTTTGTTGGTCAGCCCACGCAACCAACAAGTAAATCATGTGAAAATACGCATTACGAAGCCGTTCAATTTGCCCAGAGCCCGTACGAATGCCCCGCCGTTGGTAAAACCCAAATGGGTGTCGTGATGTAGAAAGCTTAAAAAGAAAATGACATTTCATTTTATAAATGGTTCCCGTAAACAAAGACACTGTATTCATTGTCGCAGCGATTGTTTGTGCAATTGGTATAATTTTCCTGTTTAAAGAGTTAAAAAAGGCTAAGGAGGATATTGATAATTTCAAGAGTTTCTCAGCCCAGGTCGTCCGGCATCTTGCCCCACCCCCACAACCCGTTGTTGAATCGGTACCAGTTCCTGTACCAGAAAAGAAGCTCGAAAGTGTCGAAGAGGTCGATGAGAAATCCGAAGAATAATCATATCCACTTATTATAACTTGCGAATGCGCAATGAAGAAGTACAAGGCAATCGCAGTACCGGTTAGTTTTATCGATGGGAAACCGAGGTTTCTTACGGTGAGAGATTGGAGATTTAAAGATTGGATTTTCGTCACAGGTGGGTGTAGACGAAGAGAGATTTACAATCCTTTAAGATGTGCCTTAAGGGAATTAGAAGAAGAGACCCGGGGTGTGGTCTCATTAAAACAGGGTGAATATACAGAGTTTAAGTTTATACACAAGGAGAGCCCAACGGTCGATCTAGAATATAATGTGTTCATCTTTTTTGTTAATTACAATAGGTCAGAACAACAAACACAAATTCGAAAATTTTATGAAGAAAAACACAAAACACAAATTAAAAAAATGAACAACCAGCCTATCCGTAAAACGCACGACGAAAATGACTACATGAGTTATGATACTCTCGAAGAATTTAACACACGTAAACGGTGGAACTTAATTATTGATAATGTTATCAATAATCCTCAATTCTACGCCTGTGTGAGTTCACACAATAGAAAAACCTTCTCTATTAAATAATGAAGTCCAAGGCTTTTATTTTAAGACAGATTGGTGAATTACTTGACAAGAATAGGGGTCTGTGTGAACAGGAGATTCAACAGTGGATCAAAGATAATGAAAGTAAAACGGTTTACGAACTGCTCACTTTTAAAAAAGAAATTTCTCAAACTCAAGAATACCAGAATGTTTCGTGTATGAAGTGGTTTAGAGATGAAGAACAAGAATAAGGTATGTTTAAGAATTGGTACGTTTCCCAGAAATTCAATAATGCTACCAATCTATCACATGTGCTCATGGACGGAGGTAAACTCTCAGTGCCGTTTGATAGATTGAATGAATTTTACGATAAGTATATAGAGTCTGTAAAATCTGGGGAGAAGATTTACGTTGTCGAACAGAAGAGTGAGACCTATAACTTTTTCGTTGATATCGACTACAAAGATGTCGATCCCCTAGGTATTGATGAAATCAACGCTATATCTAAAACTATTTGTGAAACTGTCAAGCTTCATGGTGGTAAAGAATGCCTCGTTTCTGTATCACCACCAAAGAAATCAGGAGACCTCATGAAAACTGGAGTCCACCTGAATTGGCCAGGTTTTGTGGTAGACCAGGGTTCAGCGATTGCACTTCGTGAACACATTCTCGTATCACTTTCTAAATTCAAAGGTGATACAGATTGGAATGAAATTATAGACGCTTCAGTCTATGGAAGTCTTGTTAGAAAGGCAAAGGGGAGTGGGTTCAGAATGCCATGGTCTTACAAAAGGGCAAAGCATGAAGCATGTAATGGTAAGGGCTGTAAAGGGTGTGAACATGGTAAAGTAGACCAATTGGCATACCTACCGATTTTCATTTATACACAGGAACCTTTGTGTACACTCATGAGAATAAGTCAGGAACCAACGGTTAAAATTCTTAAAATGTCGGCGGTGCGAACAGACAAACCCACAACCGTATCAATTGAACCACCTTCAGTAACTATCAAGGTCAAAGAGGGTTCCTTCTCAGAAGACGAGACAAAAGATGAAATATATGATGAGGGATTGAAGAATCGCATCGAAACGTTCGTTCGTAAAAATATGGAGGGACAGGGTGATGCATACATTAATAAAATTTTCAAAATGAGAGATACATTCTTAGTTGGAACAACCTCCAAATACTGTGAAAATTTAAAGAGAAGTCATGGCTCTAATCATGTATGGTTTATCATCAGTGGAAAAATGATTCTTCAGAAGTGTTTCTGTCGATGTGAAACCATCAGGGAGCGTCGTGATGGTTTCTGTAAAGATTTTTGTGGTAGAAGACACCAATTAACGAGTGATATCGTTGAAAGCCTTTACCCTAAAAAGGAGGATATCAGTAAGTGCCCAGAAATCAAAAAGTTTGACGAAAAGCCACCAATTAAACGGATGGAAGTAAAACCAGACCTTGAAAACTATATTAATACCAATATGAAAACAGGGGGGGACACCCGTATCGCGAATATAACTAGAAATGATAAGAATAACACCTTTTTGGTAATGACAACGTCTAAATACTGTGAAACTATCTCAGGTGAACATGAAAATAAGACTATGTCATATGATATCAAGAAAAACAAAATCAAACAGAAATGCCCAGTATGCAAGAAGAGTAAGGCTAGAGAACACCTTTTACCCTCTAAAATAACGAATAAGTTGTTCCCTAAAGATACTTAAACAGAACGGCGCTTAAAGTAAGTAAATGGTAGTTAGTACTCGTTCTCGATTTGGTAGGGTTATAAAGAAACCGACTCTTTATGTACCTATAGAAACTGTTTTAGATGACGATTACGCCACAGAAGAACACGAAGACACAGACAGTGAATCAATCATAGACACTGAAGATGAATCTAACTCAGAGGATGAGAGTGATGATGAAGATGCAGATGACAATGGAAATCTTCAAGATTTCGTAGTGGATGACGAAGATGCGAGTGAAAGTGAAAGTGAGAGTGAGGAAGAATCAGCTTAAAAAAAACAGCAACTATATTAGAAATGGAAACTGATATCGGTAATCCCATTGAGTATAGCCCAAACATGGACCCCCTAATTCAGGAGAAGAATGAAGATAATATTGAAGAGTTGGGACGAGACCAACCATATTATTATCATCCTAGTGAAATGAATTTCCCCCAACAACCACCCCAAACTGGAAAATATGACCCATTTACCGATATTGATAAATCCACATGGATCATTGCATTTGCAGTCTTTCTTTTAGGTTTTTTCATGGGTAAAACCATGCAACCTGTTATCCTCAGGTACACCTAATCATTTACTCAGGTCTCTTATACGAGTCGAAAGTTTGGTGTCAGTATCCTCATACATGTCATTATTAACCCCCTTTTGCGGAAATCCACTCAACCAATGGTCTTCTGCAGTAGTTGAATAAGCAACAAATGTACCAATATCACCGTACCTGGGAGGAATACCATCCCGTCCAAAAAGAATAGGACCTCGGAGAGTATCCTCAACAAATCCATCGGTTGTTGACACTTCAGTCTCTACACCAGTGG